AAGATGAAATTGATTGCTTGGCTAAGAATATTTATTTTGAAGCTAGAGATCAAAAGACTAAGGGTCAAATTGCTGTCGCACTTGTTACGATAAATCGTGTAGAGAGTAAGAAATTTCCCAATACTATATGTAAAGTTGTTCATCAAGCAAGACGATATAATAATGGTAAGATAAAAAAACATATGTGTCAGTTTTCTTGGTATTGTGATGGACTATCGGACATTCCGAGAGATAGAATAGCATGGAAAGTGTCGAAAACTATTTCACGAGCTATGTTAAAACAACCTGGTGTTATTATTAAACACTTTGGTAAGAATTGGAACATGGAAGATTTTCTTAATGGCGCAACATTTTATCACAGAATAGATGTCAATCCCTATTGGAATAGTAAGATGATTAAGGTATTGCAAATTGGTGATCATGTTTTTTGGAAAGATTACTTAAATGATTGATCTGAAAGGAAATAAATTAATGGCAAAAGATAAAAAAACAGAGTCTCCTGCAGGAGTTGAAGAATGTGGTATTTTTCTTCTGATGGATGAGATATCTGATACTAGTTGTAAAGATGTTATATCTTTTATCATATCAAAGAATATAACAAAACCATATCCAAAGTATTTACAGTTAGTTATTAATTCAACTGGAGGTGATTTGAACTCTGCTTTTGCCGTTATTGATACGATGAAGGGGAGTGCAATACCAATATATACAGTAGGACTTGGATGTATAGCATCAGCTGCAGTATTAATATTCATGGCTGGTGAAAAGGGTAAACGTGTTTTAACTCCTAATACTTCTGTACTTTCTCATCAATATTCGTGGGGTGTTTATGGAAAAGAACACGATTTATTTGCAACAGTTAAAGAGTACGAATTAACTACACAAAGAATGTTAACACATTATAAAAAGTGTACAGGACTTACTGAGAAAAAGATTCGTGAGTATTTATTACCAGCAGAAGATGTTTGGTTAAGTGCAAATCAAGCTAAGAAACTTGGGTTGTGTGATAGTGTAAAAACAGTTTACTAAAGGAGAAGTTATGAAGATTACAATTCCTGAAACAGTTTTACGAAATGGTGAGATTATAACTATAAAGAAAGAAAACCAAGTGAAAAAACCAATAATAATTTCTGATACTATACCAACATTTGTGCAAGATGATAATGGTGTATGGATAAAGAACCCACTTTATATATGTGATAACTGATATGACTATTGATTTGAATTTAATGATTGAAAAGATTGTAAAAGATAAAAAAATGTCTTATATGGATACAGTTTTATATTACGCAGATGACTCTGATATTGAACCTGAGACTATGGCAAAGATGTTAAACCAATCTATAAAAGACAAGATTGAAGTTGAGGCCCAGAACCTCAATATGTTAAAAAAAACTGGGAAGCTTCCAATATAAGAAGTAACTTTTTTCCTTGCATTACCATTTAATATTTGATACAATGTATCAAGTGAAAGGAGGATTGATTTAGAAAAAAGATATATGATGATACAAAGTAATATAATAATATAACGTAATAAGGAGTAATAAGATGGCAAGTTTTAAAGAAATGAAAAAGAATCGCATGACTAATTTGGAATCCCTTTCCAAACAGGTCTCTAAACTAGCAGAGAAACCTTCCTACGAAGATGATAGAATCTGGAAACCAGTACGAGATAAGTCTGGTAATGGTTACGCAGTAATTCGTTTTCTTCCAGCTGCAGTAAATGAAGATGTACCATGGGTTCGTATTTGGACACATGGCTTCAAAGGTCCCGGTGGATGGTATATCGAAAACTCTTTAACCACAATTGGTAAAGATGATCCTGTATCAAAAGCAAACACAGCATTGTGGAACTCTGGTGTTGATTCTGATAAGAACATAGCTAGAGATCGCAGACGTAAACTTAGTTACTACAGTAATATCTATGTAGTAGAGGATAGCATGAATCCAGAGAACGAAGGTAAAGTATTTCTATATCGTTATGGAAAGAAAATCTTTGAGAAGATTACTGGTGTTATGAATCCAGAGTTTGCTGATGAAACTCCACTCAATCCATTTGATCTATGGGAAGGTGCAAACTTTAAATTGAAGATGCGTCAAGTAGAAGGTTTTCCAAACTACGACAAATCTGAATTTACAGATGTATGTCCTCTAGCAGGTGATGAAGCTAAGTTAGAAGAAATCTGGAATGCTCAGTATTCACTCAATGAGATTATTGAAGAGAAGAACTTCAAGAACTATGCAGAACTTGAAGCTCGATTCAATACAGTAATTGCACGAGTGGATCATGATAGTTCCCCAGAGTTCGTCGGTAATATCGAAGAGAGTACTGGTGATAAAGTTGCTCCTAGTGAGAAGACTGATGACACTTTGGACTACTTCAAGAAGTTAGCTGAACAAGAGTAAGTTAGTTAGTTATCTTATCATTGTGAACAGAGGGTGACATTATAACATTGTCACCCTCTTTTTGTGCATTCACACTATTACTAATGATGTTGTATGTGGAAGGGGCTCCAACAAATCCCCCACCATTTCTTCCTTCATGTATTTTATTCATTCCTGTCGATAGTTGATCTGGTGATACTCCGGGTTTAAATGCTAAATGCATATGATTTCCTTCCTCAATTAGTTTTGAACCCGGAAATGTATCTTCTAGTAATGTTCTTAAAGCAGGAATCCTTCCTATATATGCAGATGGTGTACTAAAGTCAATTGCATTACCATGTTTATGTTTTGATTCAAAACCAGCAGCCATGATTTTAGCAATAGCCATACTTCTCTCATTTGTTCCCGGTGCTGAATTTCTTTCAGCCTTAGTTAGTTTTCCTTTCCATTTAGAACTGTAAACATCTACAGACTCCATACCCATCATAGCTTTTGCTTGTTGTTGTTGACTTCTTTGACCACTTGTTATTCTCAAACCACCAAACATATTAGCCATTCGTTGACTATTAAGTTTTGCTTGGCCAGACAGTCCGTTCCAACCACTCATGTTTTTACGACCATCAGCCAATTCCATTTGTCCAGTAGGAAGAAAACCTGGTGTTCCTGCACCACCAGTATGAACTGATGATCCAATTGCTTTATGTTCCTTAGCTGATAAAGCTTTTGCAATTTTTTCTTTATCCAACATTCCAAATGTTAAACCACTTAGTAACCCACCTGCACCACCTGCAAGTCTATCTCTAAGTGTTAAATCTCCTTTTTTTCCAAGAATCTCACCTGCGTTTTTTGCTCCAGAACCAGCATCCCATAATGCCATTCCAGCTGCAAGTGGCCAAAGCAATTTTGTGAGTCCACGTCCAGCAGTTGCTGCTCCTTTAGCAACTTTAGCAAGTTTACTTGTAGCTGGAGAAGATTTTTTTGCTTTATCTATTTTTTTATTTTCTTTTAAAGCTTGTTTATGTGCTTTATTTATTGTTTTGGCTTTTAAGGCAGAAGCAGGACTGATTCCTGCTTTAAGAATATTACTAGCCAGTTTTATTGGAGCTAATGCTGTAGCTAATGCTAGACCAAACGCTGCTACTGATCCGATAGCTACTCCTATTCCTAATACGAGTAAAGCAAATTCACCTCTTAAATCTTTTCCAAAGAATTTACCTATCCATCCGTCTTTACTAAGAGGTCCTTGATTTCCAAATAAACCTTCTGCTCCAAATAGAGATGCTGCTAAAGCTTCTAGTCCTGTAGCTACAGGACCTTTCAGAAAATCTAAAAAAGGACCGCTAAGAAACTTCCATACTTGTTCTAAAGTACCCATTATATTTGGCCACATTTCAAGTGGTAGTTTGAGAGCTGTAAAGACTAGTAGCATTTTACCCCAGTTTTCTTTCAGAAATTTCCATATACCACTTTCACCTAGTCTTTTTTGAAAGCTTTCATTAATACTTGTTAAAAGACTTGTTTGATTCTTTTCAATTCTCTCTGCTTTGAGATCAGATACTTTAGTTTCTAATTTTTGTTCAAGATTTGCTTTGCCTGTATTTTGGGTAATTTTTTTGAGTTCTGTTTCAAGGGGACTATCACTATGACGAGCTATTGCAGAAGTATCAAGTATATCGGCGATGTCTGTGAGGATTCCGTAAATTGCTCCCTTATCACCAATCTTGGTATTTAAAGAAACAAGATCACTACTCATTAAGGAAATACCACTACGAATACCTTGTAAGGTACTTTCCTTTGCTAATGGTTCTGCTTTAGCAGAAGATTCTTCTGTAGGTTGTCTTGGTGCATCAAAGGCAGATGGTGATCCTATAAAACTCATTTAATTATCCTTTTTGGTTTTGTTGTTGTTTTTGTCGTTCATTTTCTTCTGCTACGTTCTTAATTAGTAAATTAATGTAAATACCCCTTTCCCATGGAATCATATTCTCTAATTCAACTAATGAATATTTATGATGATACATCATATTAAAATTAGCCGTTATCATATTCGCCAACGATTCCTGACAAAGGGCTATACGAAAAAAGATGCCAGTCCCTCCAAAACTATGGGTTCTTTATACCCACACACTTTAATATCTTTTCCTTTGCCTTTACCTTTAATCTTATTGGTACAATGCAATTCTATTTCATGTTTAAGTTTCGGCATTGTATCGAAGAAATTACTAATTTTTTTAAATTGATTATCTGTTAAAGATTCAATAAAGTCTATTAGTTCTTTTTCCGTATGGTCTT